TTTTGAAGCAACTTTTGTATCCTTTCTTGATTTTATTGTTTCTACTATATTTGGTTCTATGTTTGTAAGCTGCGGCCACATTAAAAATCAATATTTTTAAATTTTCTTATTATATCAATATAAGCTTGAGGAATTCTTAATATAGTTCCTTCCACTAAAGATAAAGGTGCATCATGAATATTATTTGCAGATGCTATAATCCACCAAAGAGATGAGTCACCATAAAATTGATGAGCCAATGTATCTAATCTATCACCCAATTCAGTTGCTACATAAATATCCGTATCTCTCAATTCTATATTTGGATAAATTACAGATTTGTAGACAGTTCTACCATCGGAAGTATTTTTTGTTTCGTTATTTTGATATCTACTAATCATATATTATTTTCTAAGCCTTTTAGTCAATTTATCAATTGTTTCTGTTGATTTTTTAATATCACTTTGTATGTCTGATTTATTAAGCCTTTTAGTCAATTTATCAATTGTTTCTGTTGATTTTTTAATATCACTTTGTATGTCTGATTTATTATCTTTTGCAGTACCTATTGATTTTATATCTTTTTTACTACCATCGGTATTAGCTCCGGTACTAATTTGTGTTTTAGTTTTTTGTTCTTTTGAAACACCACCAAATGAATAAAATCTATTTGCTATAAATTTACCTTCTTCTTCTCTATAAGATTCACCCATAGTTTCAACAAATTTAAATGTCATATCAACACTTATTATTCTAGGTAATTTATAATTAGTAACATCTTCATCGGATAAATCAAATCCAATTTCCCAAGGTGTATTATCATCAATATTATAAGTTAATGAATCTATAAATCCTTCTGAATTTTTATATAAATCCCCTAATGTAATTTTTAAAAATGGTGGGGTTGTAAATAATTGTCCGCTTATACCCAATCCATTCGCAGGATATACTAAACCCGTTAAGAAATTTATTTTTTCCCAAGCCGATTTGTGTTCTTTTGCATTCAAAGAAAATATTTTAAAATTAAAAGTTACACTTCTTGATACTCCACCATATGTATAATAACTAAAAGGATTTCCTAAAGTTTTATTACTTTCCCATTCGGGTGCAAAACTTTCACTCAATCCAGTTATTGTTGCTCTAAAATTAACAGCCATTTCTTTGGCAATTGAGTAAAATTTTAAAGGAACAAAATCATAATCTTCGTAAAGTTTATCAGCACCATCTTTTTGAGGTTCTCCGTTTGGTGCCGAATAAGGTTCTAAACTATTTAAAAAATCAGAACCATTTTTCATTCCTCTTAGTACTTCAACATTTTTTTCTTTACGATATCCAGCTCCGTTTGGTACACCATCTGTTTTAGAATATTTAACTTCTTCAACACCCCCAATACTAACAAATTGAGTAGATGTTGTTAAAATGCCTGTATTTAGTGCAACCAAATCATTATATCTAGATTGTAATACATACGATAAATCATTTCTTCTTTTAATATCATCATCGGATGGTAATAAAGTTTTTGAATATTTTGGTAATATACCATTTATTAAATTACTTGCCTTTACATCATCACTATTTCCATAAACAGTTAATGAATCAGGGTTTGTAGGTCGGTTTCTTCCTATACCTATGTTTTTCTGAATACCTATACTACCTAATTCAAATTCTTCACTTCCAAATAAAAAGTTTTTTAGTTTCTTTTTTCCTAATTTTATTGCCTCACCTTTTATATTTTGTCCTATTTGGTTTGGTGTTTTACTTTTAAATGCAGATGATAATAATTGGCCTGGCAGATTTCCTTGGCCTTGCTTCTTTATTTTTAATAAAACTTCATTAGTTTCACTTGGTTGTTTATTTTTAAAATCATTATCTAATATAATTCGTGATGGTATTTTTAATTCAGGAAAATCAATTCCTAATGATTTTGATACTTGCTTTACAACATTCTTTGCTTTTTGCTTAACATCTTGTAAACTTTTTATTTTACCACCTGTTACATTATTTAATATACCACCAACAAGTCCACCATTAACTTCAACACCAGCTCCATTTCTTGTATCACTTATCATATCATTCAAAACAGGAGTTGATTTTTCTTTTAATCTTAAAATATCAGTACCATATATTATTGGTGAACGTAATCCTCTTATTGCTCTTAAACCAATTAATTCTTCTTCAATTAAAGTTTCTTTAGTTCTATTAGCCAAACCACTTCGACGTAGTTTATCAATAATAAAACCGCCTAAAGGAATATCTTTACTATTCCTAATATCGTATTTTTGTTCTGCGGTTTGATTCCCGTCTAATTTTTTAGTTTTAAATAATTCTTCTAATGTTGGCATTTTTAATTATTTTATGCTTGAGCCATAGCAAAATTGTTTCTAGTAGAACCATCAACTACTTTACCTATTCCAGACGAAACCTTTACACCATCCATATTAACTGCTATTTTACCAGCTGCCAAATCTGCTCTAAGTGCTTTTAATTCACCAATCATTGCGTTAAGCGGTGCTGATAATACTGCTAAGTTTAAATTACCCCCAGCTGCTCCACCATTTAATTTATCAGAAATTCCTGGTCCTGCTGCTAAATCATCATTTTTAGATAGTTCATATAAACCACCTTCTTTAGTAGAAACTCTTGTAGTACCATCCGCTGGGGAATCAATATCACCTGCTTTATTAAATTTAGAAAACATTGTTACCAACCCAGCAACCGCACCAATTGCCAAAGGAATACCAATACCCAAAGGAATTTGTGCAAATGATTTAAATATACCAGTTATAGCACCTCTTAAATTTGCAAAAGCTAATTGAATTGCTTCCTTTTTTGCTACAGCCAAATATATACCCATTGCTGCTAACATAGGTAATAAAATAAACATATTACCCACAATTTCTTTAAACAAATTTGCAACAAATTGAATTGGAATTAGAATGGTTTGTACAATAGGTATTACTGCTTCTAATAATGGTGTTATAACACTACCTACTGTTGCTGCTATACTTGTAAAAGCATTTGAAAGTTTATCCATTTGCTTTTGATTCTCTTGCTGAACTTTGAATTTTTCCGTTTCAGATGCTAATTGGTCAGCACTTATGTTTGTAATATCTAATCCTGCTTCTATTGCCTCTTCAGCTGCTTTTCGTTGTTCTGCTGATAAGCTACTTAGCTTTTCCTGCGCATTTAATTGTTTATTAATTTCTTCTACACTCATACCAGCTGCTTTAGCTAATTGTTTTTGTGTAAAATAATCTTGCTTTCTAAAATCACCACTTCTTTGAATTTGAGCTAATGTTTCTTTTTGAGCATCTACCAATTTACCTTCCATTGCCAATGCTCTTGCTCTACCCAAATTAAATTGTCCACCAACAAATGTTGCTGCTACCAATTCATCTTCAATACTTCCCTCAAAATCTAATAATCTTTCTGCAGTTTTTGTTACTTCTTTTAAATTAGTTCCCAATCTTCTAGCTTCAACTGCGTTTTTAGCTAATAAATTTATATCACCTCTAAATAAAGTAGATGCAGCTTCCGCACTTTCTGCAATATCTTCAAATACTTTAGCTGGTGCTACTCCGGCAACTTTCGCCATATTTGCAGCTTGCATACCAACATTAGCTGCTGTTTCTGCGGATAATCCACCTACTTGCTCAAATACTCCTTGAACTTTACCAACATTTTCAGCAGTAATTCCAAAGTTTTTACCCAATACTGTTAATGCTGCTAAAGTTTCTTTTGAAAATTGTGCACTATCACCAAGACTTGTTTTAAGTGCAGCCGCAGTATCCATTACACCTTTTGCATCAACACCTAATTCTCCAAATGTTCCTGCTATTTCATTAGCATTTGACCTAATTCCTTCCATTTGGGAATTTGTCAATCCAGTAGTTTCTCTAAATTCAGCCGCAGCATCATCTAATTTTGTAAATGCCGAAATTCCTGCTAATAATAATCCAGAAATTAATACAAATGCAACTGCGCCATTTTTTACAGAATCAAAAAGTTTTTTTGCAAACCCCAATCCTTGTTGCATTGAATCTGGTAACGCCTCATATAAAGATTGTTGTTCTTCTTTAATTTGCTTTAGTCTTTCTTCTTTTAATCGTAATTGCTCAGTTAATTGTAAGGTTTCTATAAGTTTTTTCTTTTGTATTGCATTATAAATTCCTTGACTTTCTTTTATATCTTTAATTTTTCTTTCAACTTCAGATATACCTCTCAAATCATCTTCAGCTTTTTGTGTAGCTTTTGCTTGCTCAGCAAGTGATTGTGCAGCATCACTAAAAGCGTTTTCTCTTTCAGCTGCTCTAGCAGCTAATTCTTGTTCACTTTGTTTTTCAGATTCAGCATATTTTGCTTGTATTTTTTTTTGTGCTGCTATTTCTCTACCCAAATCTAAATAAAGAGAACCTGATTTTGATGTGCCCGATAACTGCTTTTGTACATCTAATCCAAATTGTTTATACTTTTTAGCAAATGAACTAAATTCTCTTGCTTCAAGTTTATCTAATTTTATTTTATTAAGCTTTTGTTCCTTTATTCTTTCATTTTGAGAAATTTGTCTCTCAAGATTTCTTATTTGATTTTTTTGTTCGGACGTAATTTCTTCACCTAATTTTTTAAGTGCTTTTAATTGCTCTTGCTGATTTTTTAAATCTTTGTTTATATCCTTTATGGAACGGTTATCTGCCATCTAAAAATTAAATTATTTGAATACCAAGTTTTTTTAGCACTTTCATTGCCATAGGGTCTTTTTTTAATCTTTCAGCTGCTTTATCATTTAAAGCACCTATCTCCCTATCTAATTTTTGCAAAACCGGGTCATTTTTTATAATTGTATCAATATCTTTGGGTTTTTTCTTATTACCGAAAAATCCCATAAATTCATTTATATTTTGTTGTGAAATCTTATATTTTTTCATTTTACAATCTTTATATGATATAAATATCCAATAAAACAAAAAGTTAGGACTTGTTATTTAATCCTAACTTTTGGTAATTTTGGTTTGGGTGAATTTGCTGAATTTATTTGTTCATTTTCTTTTTTCTTAGCTTCAATAAGCTTTTTGTAATAAAAATTTCTCAAATAGGTTGGCATGTTATAAACATCCGACCAAATAAACCCATTACCATAATTCAATAATTCAAATATTTGATTATGAACATACATGCTATGGTCACTAGCTAGGCCAAAAAAACCCAACTCCTAATGTAATTGGTACGACCTCCATTTCGCCCGTTTCGTGTTCATATTCAAAATTCATATCCATATCTGGAGATATTGATTTTACATAATCTCTAAATGCTCTACTATCTTTTGCTAGCATTCCATTTATAAATTTATTAATAGTTCCCATATTATTATCCCCATCTACCGATTTAATCATATATCTTAAACGTGTTGTGATATCTGCGGATACATCTTTACCCATTTTTTCTAAAGCTGCTATATCCTTTTCAATAGCCAATTCATCACCGTGTGTAAGTAATTTAAAAGTAATCTTTTTTCCATTACTAGGTAAAACAAATTCAAATTCATTTTTGTTCTTAAAAGATGAAAAATCAATTTCTTTTGTTTTAATTTTTGATAAATCAATAGTTGTTTCTAATGTTTCGGATATTAATGGAGAGTAAAATTTTAAATTATAATCTGCACCATATCCCAATAATCTTGTTACTAATATAATAGCATTTTTATCTCCGATAATAATATCATTTACATTAATATTATCAACTACAATTGATTCAAATAACTTATCTAAAACAATACCTTTTTTAATAAGGTTTTGATTTGAAAGAATATCTTCTTCTTTTGCAGTCATATGTTTAACTGTAATTCTACCCGAAGAAAGTGGATGGTCTTTTGGGTAAACTAACCCCTTTGATGGAAGGTCTAATACTTCCGTTGGAAAATCATATTGTTTTTCTTGCATAACTTTATGTTTATTTTTGTATATATAAATACATTACTTTAAAAAATTTGGAAATAAAAAAGGGATACCTTTTGAGTATCCCTTTATTTTTATCTTTATTTTGATTAGAATTCAAGAATTGCGTAATCGTAAGAAAGTGTTAATTCAATTGTTGCAGGTTCGTTAGAATCAAATGCAACATCACCGAAGTTAGCTTGGTTGATGAATGCACCCTTAATTTTCCACTGCTCAATTTTATCACCAACAGGTCCTAACATATAGAAATCAATATCTTTTTTATAGAACTCTGCGTATCCATCTCTACCAGTAATAGATTCATGTGATAAACGAACCCATTCCATAACACCCTGAGCTGCTGAAGGAACAATTGGGTCATAAAGAGTAATAGTGATGTCTTGCCACTCACCTTTACCTTTCAATTTTCTTTTTACGTTAATATGGTCTAAAGTTACTACTTCAAATTGAATAGTAGGTCTGTTAGCTGCTTTTACAAGATATGCCGGTAATCCAACTTCGTTGAACTCCATCACATATCTATTTTTCATCTTAGGTTCAAAGTTCGTATAGAACATCTGATTAAACTCTAATATTTCTGCCATTTTCTTGTCCTTTTATTTTATATTAATAAATATCTACTTTGTTTCTTTTCATATTATGCTGAGAAACTTGCTCCAGTTGGTAAGATGTTGAAATCAATTACGATGAATTCAGCTGTCTTAGCCGGTTGTAAGAAAATTTGTCCTGCTAATATGTTTCTATCAATTACATCAGGTGTATTGTTTGTTTCATCCATTACAACTCTAAATGCGTATAAACCTTGTCTTTGTTGAATTGCCTCTAAATAAGGGTTTACAGTATTCAAGAATCTTCCTCTAGTCACAGAAGTATTTTGTTCGAATACTAAGTAACGAGATGTAGATGCGATGTATTTTTTAACAGTGATAAGTAATCTTCTTACATTGATTCTATCTAAAGCAGATGCTTTATCTTGCAATGTCTTCTGTCCGAATGCTACAATACCTTGTCCAGGGAATGCTGCGATTGGGTTTACTTTGTTCTCATAAAGAGTATCTCTTTCAGAGTGTGTTAATCTATTCAATACACTAACTGCTCCAGTGATACCACCTCTATTCAAACCAGCAGGTGCGAACCATTCTGCTGCTAATCTATCGTTTTGAGCGTAAACACCAGGAAGTAATACTGATGGTGGTACAGACATTAATTTGTTTGTATTCACATCAATAGTCTTAATCCAAGGATAGTAAGTTGCTACATAGTTTGAATCAACTGCGTTTGCTTGTGTAGTTGCTTCAGTAATTGTATCATCGTAATCGTTGAAATCAGCGATGTAGAATGCATCTTGTCTATCTTCTACCATATCAATAACTTTTTGAGTTACTGCTGGGTGAAGGCTTCTTACAATACCAGGTGTTACAACCATATTAATATCCCACTCATCAGGATTAGATACAGCGTTAATTGCTCTAAAGTATGAAAGAGAACCAGATGATGTTGAAGTTGCGCAATTAAATCCTTGCTGATTTGCTGCTCCCCACTCACTATCACCAGCTTTAGCTGCTTTCATAGTTGGGTTCATACCATCAAAACCATTTTGGAATGCTAATATAAATTGTCTCTTAGCCATATCAGATGAAGTAGAGCCAGTCATTTCGAATGAAAGTCCTAAAGCACTATTATCAAAAGCGAATACTTTATTATTACCAGTTGCTACTCCGTTTGGAAGTGGCTTTAAGTATTGTTTGTTATCAGTAGAAACACCAGTTGTTTCAAAATCAAATCCACTATAATAAATTGGAGATGAAGATGTATTGTTTGCTGAACCAGTTTGGAATACTACTGCAGGAACTTTAGATTCATCTGCAGTTGCAACTTTAATTGGATTAAAGTATGCAGCGTGTCCAAATGGTGCTGCTGATACAGGGAATGCTCCAGCTTCAGCTACTTCAACTCTAATGTATTTAGAAATGTTTACATAATCACCATGCTCAGTTATTTTACCATCTGAATCAATTGTGATATATCTGTCACCAATTCTTCTAGCAATATAGTTTACTGATGCTGGGTCTAAGTTTACGTTGTTGAATGTTTCATAAACAACTTTTCTCTTATCAGTATCAGAATAAGAACGAATTGTTAAAGTAAATGTTGCGTAATCAGTTGCTCCATCTTCACCAGCTGCTTTAACATTAGAAATACCAACTTTAAATTTAGTATTATAGTTTGTACCATGTCCTAAAGTTGCTATACGGAAAAGGTCATATCTTTCACCACTTATGTTTTGAGATTTAACCCAAGGAGTATATGCTTCAGAATAAGCTGGAGTTGTTTCATCACCAGTATATTCTTGGTCAGGTAATTCTTTTACAAATATAGATGCTGATGCGCTGTTTGCGTATGCTGAACCTGTGTTTTCAAAGAAAATGTATGAATAAGCTTTCTTTGAAGTAGATGCTGAGGTTACAATTGGAGAAGAACCAAATACATCAGAAAGGTCATTAGTATCGGCATTATAAATTGAAGCGGAAATAGAATATCCACTTTGTAATAGGTTTGAACCAGAAAGTAAAAATGCACCACTACCAGTTGCATCTGCACCAAATACAGGCATTATATTAGCAGCTGG